CAACAAACAAAGCTCGCGCCAGTGTTTATGCAAAGGCCAATAGAGACAAAGTCAACAACCGTCAGCGTGCATATCGTGCGAAATATCCAGAGAGACTGTATGCCTCGTTGCGCAAACGACACACGGGTGTCCTTCGCAGCGGTAGGAAAACAGAACTCGATGTCTTGGTGCTTGAGGAAGCTGCAATTTTACGTCGGTGCCGCACAACTATGACTGGCATCAAATGGCATGTCGATCATATTGAGCCGTTGCACGGCAGTACCGTATCTGGTCTTCACAATGCGTTCAATCTCGCTGTAATCCCGGCAGCGTTGAATCTCAAAAAGGCAAACAAGCGGATTGATGTTCCGTGGACGCAGATGGAGTGGCGCAAATGATCGATGAACTGGTTTCCCGCACCTTCGCCATGCGTGACGCTGCTCACCGCGAGCACTTCCGCACGGACAGCTACGCTCGGCACATGGCGCTCGGTGCGTTCTACGAGGCACTGCCCGGTGCGGTTGATGCGCTGGTCGAAGCGTACCAAGGTATGTTTGATCTGGTCGGCGACTTCGACGTGACGCTGCCGAGCGGCAAGTACGACATCGAGTCACAGATGCAGGACGACATCGACTGGCTGCAGGCCACTCGCGACGATACGTGTCAGGAAGACCCGTCGCTGCTCGCGCTACTGGATGATGTTGTGGCGCTGTATCAGAAGACGCTCTACAAGCTGAAGAGGCTGGCATGAGACTCAACGACGCCCAAGCACTGAACCCCTTGTGGCAGGCGCTGCGTGCTCACTACACGACACGTCTCGCGCAGCTTCGCATGGACAACGACAACACCGCACTGAGCGAGAAGGAGACTGCTGTGCTGCGCGGTCGCATCGCTGAGTGCCGTGCGATATTGGATATGGATTCACCCGAGCCGGAAGCAATTACGGTTCAGGGAATGTAGGTGCCGCCGACCGAGAGGTCCACGGCAAGGATGACGACCCACGGAAACGCCGGTCGTTGATAACTAGGAGCATGACATGGAAGATGATGACGTAGTGGTTGATGCACCGACAGCAGAGCAGGAAGCTGCTGAGTTCAATGGCGGGTTTGGTGATGAGGTAGTTACAGGTGCCACACCGGCTGACGAACCGAAGATGATGCAGGTACCCGAGGATGAGTATCGTAAGTTGCTCGATGGCGTGGCACGGATCGAAGGGATCGAGGCCTCGTTGGAGAAGCAGTTCGGTACAGCCTTCGGCAAGATCGGCGGCATCGAGCGTGTGATTGACCAGCTCAAGTCCTCTGCTCCTGCTGGTGGAAAGATCGAGTTGTCCGAGGAGGTCGTCGCCGATCTGGCTGCTGAGTTCCCCGAGATGGCGAAGCTGCAGTTCAAGACCTTGCAGAAACTGGTCGATACGATCAACACCAGCACCATCACCCCGGCACCGCAAGATGCCGCCCAACCTTCAGCGCCTGTCATTGACGAGGAGGCCATCGAGCGCCGAGTCCGTCGTGCGATCACTGAAGAGACGTTGAACGAATTCGACGAGAAGTGGAAGGAAACCATCGGTCTGCCTGATGACAAAGGGGTAATTCCCGATACACCATTCAGGCAATGGCTTGTCAAACAGCCGAAGGAATACCAGACACGCGTCCGATCAACGTATAGCGCCACGGTCCTTACGGACGCGCTGACCAAGTTCAGGGCAGCGCAGACGAAGGCGCAAGGGCGAAGGGAAGTTCTCGACGCCGCAGTTGAAGTAACGGGTAGCGGAGGGCAAGCGCCCAATGCTGCTGCTAGTGACGACGATGATTTCAATTCTGGATTCAAGTCGTCATAACGTCATTCTTTTATAGGAGCCTCTCATGGGCCAGATGCAAACTTTCGGCTTGACCCCCGGCCGAATCAATAAGTTCAAGGGTCAGATTCTGAAGCACGCTGTACCGGTGGAAGTCCTCGCCAAAGGTGGCCGTCAGGTCAAGTTCCCGAAGAACAACTCGGACACGTATGTCGCCCGTCGTTGGGTGCCCTACGGTGCGACTACGACCAACCCGAACCAGTTCTTCCAGAACGCAACCGGCGACCGTGCAAACACGCTGGTCAATGCGCACCTGACTCAGGAAGGCGTGACCGTGCTGCCCGAGTCCATCACTCCGATGGACATCTCTGTCGTCATGCAGCAGTATTCCTGCCTGTATGGCTTCAGCGACAAGACCTACGACCTGTACGAGGATGACATCCCACAGGCCATGCAGGAGCAGATCGGCGAGCGTGTTGCACTGGTGAACGAGATGATCGTTTATGGCATCGTCAAGGCCAGTACCAATCAGTGGTACGGCGGCACCGGTACCAGCCGCGCGACCGTCAACGGCAAGCTCACGCTGCCGCTGATCCGCAAGATCGTCAAGTCCCTGCAGGCGAACCACGGCAAGAGCGTGACGCGCGTGCTGTCGGCTTCCAACCAGTACGGCACCGACGCTGTGGCCTCCGGCTTCATCGTGTATTGCCATACCGATCTGGAACCGGACATTCGCGATCTGCCCGGCTTCACCCCTGTCGAGAAGTATGCCAGCGGCACGCCGATGGCAAACGAAGTCGGCAAGTGCGAACGCTTCCGCTTTGTCACCTCGCCTGACCTGCCGTCCTATCAGGACGCTGGTGCGGCAATCGGCACGCTCGGCCTGTACTCGACGACCGGCTCCAGCATCGACGTGTATCCGCTGATCGTGGCTGCCGAAGATGCATGGTCGCAAGTCGCGGTGCGCGGCAAGGAGTCTCTCGATCCGACCTTCCTGCCGCCCGGCCAGAAGTCGAAGAGCGATCCCTTCGGTCAGCGTGGCTACGCCGGCACGATCTGGTGGAAGGCAGCGATGGTCGAGAACTACGGCTGGCTGGCTGTCGCCAACGTTGGCGTGACCAACCTGTAAGCCATAGGGGCCGGCTAGTTCAGCGGCTCCGTTCAAGGAGATCATTATGCAAAACACAGTTGCACAACAACTCGCCGCCGTTGCGGCCAGCGGTGACCGGGAGGCTCTTCGCCCCTTGCTCAACGCGCTGGCTGATCGAATGTCGAGTCAGGCGCTTGCTACTGCCGGCCTTGTCATCAAGGCCGGTGGCGGTGTGCTTGCCAAAGTCGGTGCTACCGATTTTCAAGCCGTCGCCAATGGCAAGCATGTCACGATCGCTGCCTCGACGGACATGCCCGCACTTACCGGTCTTTCGATCGGCGCAGGCAAGTTCAACGTTGCTGTTTTCTATGTCGATTCGGCGGGCACCAAGACCGTTGGCTTCGGCACGGAGGGCGCTACGGCGGCTGCGGTCAAGTTTCCGCAAACACCCGAGGGTAAGGCCATCATCGGTTATCTGATGATTACCTATGCTTCAGCATTCACAGGCAACTCGACGGCGCTTGATACCGCAACGACGATTTATGTCAGTCCGGTAGGCGCATTCGATCCGAGCATTTCGCTCGGCTAACTCTACACAACGAAAGGAACAAGCACCATGGATAATCTTCAGCAAACTCCGCTGACTGCGATGCTCACCAAGGCAGGTCTGGCTGTCGGTACCACTACGACTACCACGACTACCAATGCGCTCGTCATGTACTACAGCATCAAGGGCAAGATGTACACCTTCACGGGTGCCAGCAACGGCGCGACGCCGACGACTGACGCAGTGACCGGTGCCGCATTCCTGCCGATCGCTGTCAACAAGGCCGGCGTATTCGTCTGGTGTCTCGACACCAGCGCAGCACTCAAGGTCGTGCAGGGTCAGATCGTGGATTACTCGGACGCTGGTGTGTTTGCCAACGCTCCGCAGTTCCCCGGCATTCCCGACACGCTTTGCCCGATTGGCTATCAGTTGACGAAGGTCATCTCGACCGGTTCGGCATGGACGATGGGTGTCAGCAATCAAGCCTCACAGACCGGCATCACGAAGGTTCTGGTGGATTGCATGACCCTGCCTGACCGTCCGCAAGTGGCCTAACACCACAGCCCCTTGGCAACAGGGGGTTGTCCTGTACCAACCACACAAGGAGTATCAC